TGTAGAAAATAATATGAATGAAACAAAAGAAATATTTATGAAAGTACCATACTATAATATTAGATGGGTTTTTGATGAAAAAACAGAATATCGTATATTTAGTCTATTCAGAGCATTTCTAATTCCTTTGGAAAAAAACAATTGTGAATATGTTAGTAATTCTTTAAAAGTTGAAGTTAAAGATACTTTAACAGGTGAGTTAATTACTAAATTTGATGGTAAAACTGTATATCCATATTTTCAAGGTTCAAATGGTAAAAAGTGGGATCAATTAGAAGCAACCTTTACGATTGATGTAGATACAAGTAAAGGTTATAAGTTATGCAATGTTAAACCTTTATATGAAGACTTTGATATTGCTTTAAAAGAAATTGAAGTATCTTCTTTTGAAGAAGTAATAAAACACTTTAAGTTTAAAATAAGTAGTTATCAGTGTGATATTGATATTTTGAATAGATTTAAAGCCACACAATCCTCTGTAAGAGATTTAAAAAGATAGTTTAATATACTTGCCTCATCGTCTAATGGTAGGACGGCAGGTTTTGAGACTGTTTGTCGAGGTTCAAATCCTTGTGAGGCAACAAAAATATGCAAGAAGATCAAATAAAAAAACTAATAACTGATAAAGAGTGGCGAATGTCTCATCTGTATAAGATCGTTGATACTAATAAGCAACAAGTAGTATTTAAACCAAACAAAGCACAAAAGCATTTCAATGATCACAAAGCTAGTAGAAATATAATATTAAAGTCTAGGCAATTAGGATTCACTACATTTGAAGCAATTGATATGCTAGACGATGTTTTGTTCAATAAGAACTTTGAAGGCTTGTTCATTGCTCATACAAAGGACGATGCAACTGATATATTCAATAAAAAGATTGATTATGCTTGGAAGCACTTCGACAAAGAATTAAAACCAATGTGGAGAATTGAGAAAGATAGTGCTATGAAGTTAAAGTTTGATTTAGGTGGAGATCTGTTTTCGTCAATTACTGTTGCTAACTCTGGCCGTTCAGGTACTTATAACAGGGTTCATATATCAGAATATGCTAAACTATGTGCTTTGTTTCCTAAAAGAGATGTATTGGCTGGTACTATACCAACATTACATACTGGTAGTAGGTTTGATATTGAGAGTACAGCAGAGGGAATGGGTGGAAACTTTTCAGATATGTTTTGGGATTCTTGGACTCATCCAGTTATAAAGCATGAATCACAAATAAAAGCACATTTCTATAACTGGACATGGGACGAAAAAGAATTAAACAAAATAGAACACCCTTTTCCTACTCATGAGATGGACAACTCCATTGTATTCAGAAAGTTACAAGAACAATATAAGTTTTCAGATATTGAAATAACATATTATTATACTAAATGGATTGCTTTAAAAAAAGACTGGGATATGTTACATCAAGAATATCCTATAACACCGGAAGAAGCTTTTGTTTTCTCAGGTTCAAATTACTTTGATCAAGAAAGAATTAAGAAATATATAGCTTTATCAGAAAGACCAAAGTATATTGGAGAGATTGAAAGAGTTAATAACGAAATCAAGCTTGTAATGAAAGAAGATGGTCATTTAATGGTATGGAAAGAACCAGAGCCTTACAGCTCGTATACGATAGGTGGGGACACAGCAGAGGGTTTACAGGGTGGAGACTACCAAGTATTAGTAGTATTAAATAATAAGACATTAAAAGTAGATGCAAAGTATAAAAGTCATATTCCCCCTGATGAGTTGGCTAAAGTAGCTAATTCGTTAGGTTTATGGTACAACAAGGCTTATTTAGGTATAGAAGCGAATAAAGATGGACTGTGGGTTAATACCGAATTGTTTAAGCTAGGTTATCCTAACTTGTATTTTAGAGAAGAATTTGATAGCATTGCAAATAAAGTAAGTCCTAGGATTGGTTTTAAGACAACAATGCAAACAAGAGATGTCATTTTGACAGAATTAAAGAACATGATAAACAACTATGAGGACATTTGGACAAACAGAGATTTCCTATATGAATGTATGACTTTCATCAGAAACAAGGTAGGTAAACCAGAAGCTATGCACAAGAAACATGATGATGAGATTATTGCAACAGCAATTGCTTATTTCATAAGAAAGAATGTACCAGTTGAATTTGAAAAGCCAGTTGATCAAGCACAAACATCATTAGAATATGTAAAGGCTAGACTGGAAAAGATTCATGGGAATAAGAGCAATCAAGATTTTCAACATATATTTAATTAAAATTATTATTTAACACTCGCAACATTATGATATGACAAATACAGTTAAAGATAAATTAAAAGATCAAGATAATATTTCTGTCCCTTCTAAGTCTCTAACAGACGAAGAAACAAAAGTACAAAAGTACCTTGTAGATAGATTGGGTATTTTAAAGCAAACTAAACAAAGTATTATTGGTAACATAGACTTTGAACAAATAATGCGTAGTGCTGATGATGAATACCAACCAACTAATTTAAGTGAAAAAGCTGGTAAATCAGGTAACATAATGCTAGTTCAAGATGAAATTAAAGGATTAAGAGGCTCAAGAATAGTTCCCTTTGGTTCAGGTGCCGATGATGAGGCTTGGAGATCAGACTTATCAGAACCTACATTGTTTGTAAAGATACAAACTGCTTTGTCAGTAATTATAAACCAGAACCCTGAAGCATTCTTTAAAGCTACATCACCTAAGTTTAAAAAGACAACTTCACTTGCAAAGTCTTTGTGGAAGAGAAACTGGGCTATATCTAATGCAAAAGATCAATGGAGTATGTTCATTTTCAATCTAGCTAAGTATGGCTGGTCAGTTGGACGTACTTATCCAAGACAAGAAAGGTTTAAAGTTCAAATACTAGACGAATTAGATGTTGATTCCCCTGATAAGAACAAATATAAAGAAACTGATATTACACAATTCAATGATGTTTATAGGGAAACACTAGATCCTTATAGAACTTGGATTGATGATATGACTAATCTAACAGATCCATGGAGTACAAAAGATTGGTATTTTGAAAAGGATTATACTATTGATGACTTTAGAGAGGGTGGGCAATTCTTTCAATATAAAAATGCAGAGTTCGTAAAAGCAACAGGTCGTTTATACAATGAAGCTGATTCAGACAAAGGAAGACCAAACCAACAGACTGATGAAAGAACTGATGTTGTTACAGTTGGCTTCTATGAGTGCACAGGTATTAAAGATTTATATTGTATTTGGATTCCAAAACAAAACTTACCATTGTTTATCTCGCCATTACCTAATGATGACAAGAACTTATCTTTATTTTGGACATATTGGAATATGCGAGATATTCGTACTCCTTATGGAATAGGTTTGTTTGAAATACTAAGACAAAACAAAGTAATGTACGACAGATTAGAGAATATGGATATTGATCAATTGACTATGTCAATCTATACAATGCTGTTTGTTGATAGCAATATGGCTAATGGAGACAATGTATTTAAAATAAAACCGAATGTTATTCACAAAAAAATGCCAGGTACAAATGTTCAACAAATACAGATTGCTAGAAGTGATAATGCAGCAGCTATTCAGTTTCAATTAGATAGAATGGACGAGAATACAGGTATTACACCAACATTACAAGGGCAAGTAACTGGTAAGACTTTAGGAGAGGTATTACAAGCTAAAGATTCAGCATTAAAACGATTAAACATTCCTTTAGAGAACATAGCAAATGCTATGTCAAGAGATGCACAATTAACTCTTTCATGGATGAATCAGATCTATTCTATCCCAGAAGTAAAAGAATTTGCTTCTCCTGTTGAATTGGTAGAATACGAACAAGAAAATGGACTTGAAGCATCAGAAACTATGAGTACAAAGAATGGTAAATTAAGTGCAGACTTCTTACCAGTCCTAGAATTACAGTTAGAGAACAGAGATGGAGAGCTAATGGAGACAAAAGAAAATAGATTCTTTAAATTAGGTATTGATATTGATACAAGTCAAGTAAAATGGGACGGAATTGTTAAAATTGAACCAAAGTCTTTGCTTTCTCCTTTCCCTGAACTAGAAAAACAAAGTAAGATGGAGTTGTTTAATATTATAATGCCAGTAGTTGAGAAGATAGTTGCTTTAGTTCAAGAGGGTAATGTTCCAGTTGCTTTAGCTTTCTACAAACCACTAGTTCAAGTATTAGAAGCCAACGAAGAGAAACCAGAGGACTGGATACCAGAAAACATTGTTAATACTTTAAAAGTAGCAGATACTAAGAAAACAGGATCAGGACAACAGTTATTTGTTAATCCTGAACAGCAACAAGCTAACCAACAAGGACAAGAAGGGCAATTACAAAGCAATCAACCATCTAACATCATTAAAGACGCTTCAAAAGGAATAGGTAACTTAATGTCAAGCATTAAGGGAGGTTTGAAAGGTGGAATTAAAGGAGGATTAAAATAAACTATGATCACAAACGCAACAAAATCACAAATAAAGTATATTATAGCTAACAACAATTGGAAAGCTGTTGAAGATT